GAATCAAGCCCAAAATTGTTTCCCAGTCTGGATCGCCCTCGCACTCGAACAGCGGTTCCACCGCCATGCCCTCTAGCTTCAGGTCCATTGCGGCGCTGCCGGGGTACAAAAGCACACGCTGCGGCAGGGTCTTAGTTTTCTTTTTCAGCACCAAAACCCAGACGCTTGCATGTGCATGATTGGAAAGCCACGCGACTTGGTGGGGGCGCAGCTCGACAGCTTTTCCGCCTGTCGCCTTCAGCTCCACAAAGTGAAAGTCTCCGTCTTCATCACAAAGCAGGACGTCCGGCACACCGGGCATCGCCCACGTTTCAAGCCTCGTCGCTGTAATCTTCCGCGAACTCTTCGTCAGCGCCGTCTTCATCATTTGCCAAAAGTCGGACTCTCGCTTTGTCGCGGTTCTGGGAATTGCTTTGTCCTTCGGGAGTAACGTCGATAGTGATCGGGGCATATTGGTTCTTTATCTCTTCTAGGGCCTTTAGCACATCGTCCTTGCTCATACTGTCGATGCTGCCGTGGCGGATTTCTGATTTGCTTACATAAATGTCGCCCTGCGCTTGCCCCCGTCGATACTCAGCTTGGACTGCTGCTGAATATGCGCCGTTCTGCAAAGCCATATCACGGATGCTTTGCAAATCTCTCAGGTGTCGTTGGTACGTCACGCCAAACTTTTCGTCCAGCTCGGCTCGATAAGCTTGGATGGCTGCAACAACATGCGGGCTTATGTGTGGATTGGTCAGCTCATATGCCCGAGTGTGGGCAGAACTTGCAGGATAACCAGCATTGATGGCGGCTTCCCTCATTGTGATCTGGCCGTCCTTCGAGACCAGCTCTTTTACAAAAAGCTCTTGCTTGCGGGTCAAAGGCTGGGCCTTTGATGCTCGTGGCCGTCCCGGCTTTTTCTTTACCGCGACAGGCACGGATTTAGCGGTGGTCATGTCTTTTCTACGGGCCATGGCATACTCCAGTTAATAAGCGGTAGTTTGCCACAAACTAGCCCTTTTGTTTATATAGAGCCAGAAAAATATTTTTTAAAAAATTTCTCCGCGACCCCCTTAACGCACTTCTGCCCCTTACTGGTTACACAAACTCTGGTTACGTTACGTTTTTGATTTCTAGTTTATGAAACTTGTAAGTCTATATAACATAAAGGCTTTTTGCCCAAAGTTACACGGTTACACCGGTTACGGCCATTTTCGCCTAAAAATATTTTTTTATTTCTGGCTCTATATATAAGGAACAGGCGTTTTCGGTGTTGCCCCGTGGGCCGCGATCCGCGATCCGTCCCCTTAGAAAGTCGGCTCTTGTCCTGCGTATTCGGGTTTCCACGGTGTTGGCTCGTGATCCGCGGGCTTTGAGGAGGAGAAGGGGTTCTTAGGTTTTGGCTTGCGGACCCCGAGTTGATCGAGGTCCACTTCGATCCAGAGGGGGAGATCAGTCGTCGGTGTCATCATCGTCGACGTCCCATAGTTCGGCTTGTTCTGGTTCGAGTTCATCTTTCCAGACTACGCCAATGACGTATGTTGAATTGAGGCAGATGGTTGTGTCGTCATCTTCTAGGACGACGTGGACGTATTTATCGTCCCAAGCCCATGTTTTGACGTCTCGATAGATCAGGGGTTGGGTTTGTCCTGACGCTGAGTGCATGTTTACTGTGAGTGCTTTCATTGTTCTTCCTCCGCGATGTACACGCGTTTCATCGGCTTCGTTCTGAAGAAGCCTTTGTACTGTGGATGTTGGTGCATGAACAAACGTGCGTAGAGCGCGATGTAGTCATTGCTGATTTTGTAGTCGTCTCCGGTGGTGACGATCATGGTCTCCCACCGGATTCGATTAACGATTAGCCAAGCGGACAAGCGAGAGTGTCCTCGCTCGATAGCTTGGAAGGTGAAGCGTTCGAAGAGTTTGTAGAACTCTGGGTTTTGTTTGTGCCACGCCCACCATTTTTCTTTGAGGTCTTCCTTCATGTAAACAACATGACGGCGATGCCAGCCAACAAGGCTCCTACTACGGCTTGAGCTATATAGCGTTTTGTCTTGGATGGTTCCTCAACAGGCTCGAAGTCGTATAGATCGTTCACGCCTTCGCCTAACCGGGCGGCATCATCTGGCTGCAAGGCTTCTTTACCGAACAGGGCATTGAGCCCCGGTTCGAGTTCCTTGGCCAGTTCGGCGGAGGTAATGGGCGCTTTATCTACTTTAGCGCAAGCGGCTTTAATGTCTTTGACCGGCTGTTTCATCCAGTTGGGGTCGTTGCCTTTTAGCAGCCATCCCATGACTTCGCTTCGATCCCAGCGGTTGACTTTTTTCGGCCCGCGGGCGTTGTTGCTTGCGATTTTCTTTGGTTTTGGGAACGTGCCCAGTTTGACGCGACGATAGACAGTGGGCTTTGAGACTTTTGCCATCAAGCACACTTCGTCGATATTGATAAGGTCTTTCATAGGTGCATCTCCATAGTTTTGACACTCATCGATAATATGCGAAGTTATGCGATGTTGTCAACAAGCTTAGTGGATTTCGTCGCTGGACGGATGCGTGATGATTGTTGTTTCGGTGTGGAATGCTGCGTTGGATATGCAAGACGACAGCATACCCATTGCTGTTTGGGTATCGGGTGAAACGGCGATGAGGTGTGTCAGGATTTGCGTGAGTGCCCCGCCGAGAGCTGGGCCTTTGCCCAGCCCCATGGCATCAAATTCCTCCAGCAACTCCTGCGTACAGTCTGCTGCTGTTAGAAAATCATCTTTAGCTTGTTCAGCCAGTGAGGATGCGTTGCCATGCTTTTTCGAGTTCATTCACTTTTAACTTTTTAGCCTCTGGTTTCAACTTATCATCATTCTCAATTGCCGTCATTTGGTTATTGATTGCCGTGTTGACCTGCGCCACGGCCCATGACCAATCGATTTCGTTTACTCGCTTTTTGGCTTCCATGTATCGACCTCCGCATACCATTTGCCGTTTCGGCTTTCGCACACTTGAACGTTGATCCACTCGTCTGTCTGTCCCGTGAGCCACGCAGCGAGTTCTTCGCGTTTGATGCTGATATTACATTTGATCCAATCGGGAGCCGTGTCCCGTGGTTTTTTGGCGATGAGGCCATCGACGAATTGCTTTTGATTTTCCATTTTTCTCTCCTTAAACGAGGTGCCCCCAGCCGGGGGCAACCGAACTGGGGGCTAGTCTCTTCTACGGAGTGCAGCCGAAGCCACGAAAAGAACTATACTCCCAGAGTATGCGATTTGCAACACTTAATCGCATAGATCACTTGGATACTCGGCGTCGGGCATTCTGTCATGTATGTCGAGTTTGCACTGCGGGCATCGACGGTGAAGCTTTTCCTCAGTTTTTTCAATAACTTGCAAAGACGTCTCGCACTTTGGGCAAAGGTTTTGGATTAAACGCTTGTGGATTTCACCCGCGGCGCTCGTCAGGTCGCTCATCGATCACCTCAACTTCACCATGCTTTTCTTTGTACCAATCAAAAACAACGCGCAGTTGACCACCGATGGTTCGACCTTCGTGTTTCGACATTTCTTTGATTTCCTCGTAAACCTCTCGCGGCACAAGGATGCTCTTCCAGCGTGTTGTATCCATTAAATTTCTCCAGCATACCCGGGCATGTGTAGGATATTATAGGAGATTATAAGAGAACGCAAGAAAAACCCCGCCGAAGCGGGGTTAGTTAGTCGAAGCGGGGTTAGTTAGTCGAAGTAAAAACAAAAGCTGTCGCCTTCTCCGAAGGGGTGGTGATCCACCGTTGTTGGCTGCCCGGACTTATCGTAATGGGTTTTTACGATTCGTACTTGTGAGCAGAGGTCGCCTTCAAAATCTTCAATAGTTAACTCTGATTTGAAGCGATCATTCACGTGTTTTTGCAAAGCCTCAATTAGCTCGTGGTAATAAATTTCTATTTTCATGTTGCGTTCCTCCGTAGTTAGGAGGGCGTTATCGCATAACATCGCATACATGTCAACCTATTTAGCTTCGCCCCACGAAGGTCCGATTTCGACGTCGCACTTGCTTGGGACTTCCAGCGGAACAGCCTGTGTCATGATATTAGCAATCTCATGAGCTTCTTCAACGCTTTTGACCGACATAGCGATTTCATCATGGATTTGGATCATTGGAAGACGGCCTGTCTTGTAGATGTCCACCATAGCTTTCTTTGTCC